CACCCTGCATATCACAACGCGCTTCTCCACATCCCCCGTCCGAGTGTTCTCGGCGACGATTTCGTAGTAACTTTCACTCTCCATGGCTCATCGGCTCCTGCACTATGCGTGTTGCGATCTGCGCGAGCATTTTGATTTCGTTCGCGCGCATGACGTTCCAGTAGTTGCCTATCGTCTTGTCGGTCTGAATAAGTTCTGCCACGCGCTCGATCCTGTTGAGCGCACTGAGTAGGTCCGTGATCCGCGGTTCGTGCCACTTGGCCATTGGTTTGCTCCTTAGTGGACACCGCCGCTCAGGTCTCGGAGGTGTTTTGTTGCGTCGATGATTGCGTCGTATTTTCCGGATGCGAGGACTGCGGCGAGTTCGACGACGAGTTCTTTGTATTCCTCGGGTGTGACGTTGTAGATGGAGCACATCACGACGATCATGGTTTCGATATCGCTGAGGTCTGCCACTTCTGGCAGGGCGTGGATGAAGGTGTGTTGTTCTTCTTGGGTTATCATTGGGCTACTCCAAAGCGTGTAGATGTCTCCGCCCTCTCCAGTTCTGCCTTGTACATCTTGAGATCGAGCAGGAGTTCTGCCTTTTCGGTTGAGAGTCGCGCGACGGTTTGTTGCAGGCGCGCGATTTCGTTGCGTTGTTTGTCCACTTTTGAGCGGAGGCTATTGAGTTCGGCGTCAGATTGTGGGGCTTGCATCGTCTTGTTCCTCTTCTTCGTCGGTGTCTTCTGCGCGCAACTCGCCGCTACCGAAGCAGCGCTCGCATTCGCAGTATTTGGTTGTGAGGTACCCGTATGGGTTGCTGAAGGAGGCGTGGACGGCGACTTCGTACTCGACTTGGCCGGTCCCTTCGCACTCTGGGCAGGTGATTTTGGTCATCGCGGGCTCCTTGGTAGGCGTCCTCGGACCATCGCATCGGTATGCGATGTTGTCAAGCCCTCAAAATCGCCAAAAACAAAAGAAATGGGCCCCGGTACTCGCGCACCGGGGCCCTGCGTAGCCGTTTGGAGTGCCCTACCAAGACACGCCCCCTACCTACGCGGTCTTGCCCCTCGTGTCAACATGGGTGATGCGGTTTCGCGCATATTTTTTCACCCCTTAGTGGTCTTGTCACCCCTCCGCGATCTTGTCACCCCTCGGCGGGCTCGTCAGCCTTCGACGGCCGCCACTTCGTCTTCGTCTTGTACGAATCGTGCATGATGCGTAGCTGCCCGGAGATGGTCCGACCTTGCTGGGCGGCCATCTCGCGAACTTCTAGGTACATTTCTCGCGGAACGAGAATAGATTTCCAGCGTGTGAGGTCCATCGTCTTGCCTGTTGTTGCGCTGTCTGCGACAATATATAGTGCCGCCCATAAATGCAAGCGCATTATGTGGCGTGTCGCAGTCGTTTTGACTCGTCGATGAATGCTTCCATCCGCAACGTCTGCTCGTATTCTGTGAACATTTCCTTCCGGATCCAGTTCCGTGGTTCGTGAGGCGCGGTCATCAGCACGATGCCCACGTCGAGTGCCACGCAGGCTACCCAGATCGAGCTGTCTTTTTTGCGACTGAAGAAGTGGTAGCGGTATGGGGTTGGCCAGCGTGGGTCTTTGTGCGGCTTGGTTGCCGATTTGACTTGAACGGGCAGAAGTGTGCCATTTGGCATCTTGCACCAGAGGTCTGCCTCTTGGCGGTTGACGTGGTGGCACTCGATACCGTTGCGTTCAAGCAGGTAGGCGGCGAGGAACTCGCCCTGTCGCCCGATGTCTGTCTTTCTGCTCATCCATGTCTACCGTTCTCCCCCCGGAGTGTTCAGCAGCTATTTGGCTTCGCAAAAGCCTACTTCGCCTCGCAAAAGCCTACTTCGCCTCGCCCCACGACGGCCCGATCTCGACGTCGCACTTGCTTGGCACCTCAAGTGGGACGGCGGTTTCCATGATCTGGGCCACGGTCCGCGCTTCGTCGGCATCCTGCACGGACATTGCGATTTCGTCGTGGATTTGGATGAGCGGCACGCGGCCTGTCTTGTAGATGTTGACCATGGCCTGCTTGGTCATGTCGGCTGCGGACGCTTGGATGAGCCTGTTGAGGGCTTTGTAGGTGTAGGCCCGGCGCAGGCGGGTTGTTGGCCCGTAGGTGTCGATGGCTTCCTTGTAGGGGAGGGCCTTGTTCATGCCGAAGGTATCGGGCTCCCACAGGTCGAAGCGCAGTTGGCGGCCGAGCAGCGAGCGCAGGCGGCCTTGCGAGGATGTTTCGTTGAGGCGGTGCATGACGCCTTTGGCGAGCCCTTTGACGAAGGGAACGCGCTGGTCGTATTGGGCGAGCAGGGCTTTGGCGTCCTCTTTGGAGATGTCGAGTTGGTCTGCCAGCTTCTCGACGCCCATGCCGTACATCACGCCGAGGTTGATCGTCTTGGCCTGTTTGCGCGGGATGGACGCCATCTCGGCGACCATGGTGTGGAAGTCTGTCGAGGGGTCGTCGCGGTATTGCGACACGAACTCCGGCGCGCCGAGCAGTTCTGATCCGCGCGTCTTGCCGTAGACGTAGGCGTAGTGGACCAAGATCCGCGGCTCCTGCTGCGAGAAGTCGATGGCGGCCCACTGCTGGCCTTCTTCTGGCAGGAAGAGCGAGCGGATCATCGGGCCGAGTTCTGGGTCGCGGGCCGGGATCTGCTGGAGGTTGGGGTTCGACATCGACACGCGGCCGGAGACGGTGCCGCCGTCGTCTGATCTGATCTGGTTGATGTGGGCGTGGATGCGGCCGTCTTTGCCGCAGTGCCGCATTATCGTATTGATAAAGGTGCCCGAGGTCTTGTTGAGGTTGCGCGCTTCAACGATCAGTTTTGCAACGGGATTTTGGTTGTCGGCGAGGAAGTTCTTGGTGAAGGACGGGGCGCCTTTTTCCGTTTTCGGAAAGGCGATGCCGAGTTCGTCGAAGGCTTTGGCCAGCGACTGCGCCGCCCAGATTTCGACATCCCACCCGATCTTCCGGCGCAGTTCTGCCAGCACGGCCTTCTCGCGCTTGAGCAGGGCATCTCTGGTCCGTTCAACGCGCTCCGTGTCCACTCGGACGCCGCGCCATGTCATCTCGACGAGGCAAGGCAGGAGGTCCAGTTCGAGGGCCGTGATCTGTTGGAGACCTTCCGTTTCGATCTTGGCGGCGAAGTGCTGCCAGAGTTCGAGGGTGAGGGTTGCGTCGGCTTCTGCGTAGGGCCCGACGTACATGGCGGGCATCTTCCACATCTCGGCTTTGGGGTCGATGCCGAAGGAACGCGCTGCTTCGATCAGGTCCTTCTCGGACTTTGTCTTGTTGAGGTAGTCGTAGGCTACAGCATTGAGGCTATATGAGTAGCGGTTTTCGTCGAGCAGGGACGCGATGACCATCGTGTCGATGACGCGGCCGTTCAGCGTGAAGCCTGACGCCTTGATCCAGCCCATGTCGTACTGGGCGTTGTGCATGATCTTGTCGGCCGGGCATTCGAAGACGCGCTTGAGCCATTTGTTGACGATGCGCTCGTCGAGGTTGCCGCCGCCTTGGTGCCGGACGGGCAGGTATCCTGACCAGCCGTCAACGGCGATGGCGTAGCCGACGACGAACCCGTCATTGCGGGGCCAGCCCGGCCCAAATTCCTTGAGGTTCGGGTCGCAGGTTTCGAGGTCGATGGCGATCTTCGACGCGGAGGTGATGTCCGGGAGTTCAGACGGCGGCACCCATTCACTCTTGGGCGCGAACATGGCCATTTGCAGGCTCATTTCTCCGACATCCCCACAAACTCCGCCCCGAGGGCCGTGTACGCTGCCTTGTCGATCCACGAGTCTTTGTGGTCGAGCGTGACCAGCAGGCGGGACGTCTTGAGCCAGTCCATCATGAGGGCGACGTGAGAGGGCGTAAGCTCGCCGTGCGTTTCCAGTGCTTCGCAGATAATGAGGTTCCAGCCTTGGGCGATGCGGTAGTGCATCTGCCATGCGTCGCCGTAGTCGCGTGCGCGCTCGCCGTTGATGAGGGCTTTGGCCTTGTCCAGCGTTTCGTCTCTCGTCACAGGTCGTATCCTCTCGTTCTGTCTTCTGCCTCAACGATGTAAAGGTTCGTCTTCGTGCGGGTCACGCCGACGTAAAAGACGCGGTGCATGTCGTCTGGGTTCGTCATCGTCTCTTGCAAGGCCGCGTTACTGAGGTCCGTGAACAGCACGACGTTGTCGGCTTCCCCGCCCTTTGATCCGTGGATCGTGGAGATTGTGATGCGGGGCACGGCATTGAACTTCTCTCCTCGGCGCAGGAGGGCAGTGATATACGCCCTGTCGGCTTGTGGGATGCGGTCCATCGCCTCAGACCAGATCATGTCTTTGGTGGCGAGTAGTCCGTGGTCCGCGATCAGTGTGTTGAGGTTGACCATATCAGAGTCCACCAGCCCCGGCAACTTCTTGAAACCACGCTTGATTCTGTCCATCGACATGAGGCTGTAGATGGTCTTGGCGACGTCGATGGTGATGCTG